CATCAATCTTATATTCCAAAAAAGGTGGTGAAGATCAAGGTATGCATCAAGATGACCCCAGAGAGAAGGCAGATAAGGAAAAATATGGCCAAATTGCATCAGTTTTGATCAGTGTGATGGATGGCACAAAGATCAATATCTGGAAAGGTGATAGGAGGAATTTGGTAAAACAAGTTATTGAGATTCCTAAAGGATATTGCATTGTAACGATTAACATTACTTTCCAGTGACGTCCATTCATAAATAACAATCGCATTAATTTGTCTCGTGACCACGAATTATCATACAAACAATCGTCTAAAATAACAAAAGTTCGAGGATCAATTGTTGTTCTTTTGTATTGTTCGACTTCTTTTTTCATTTGTTTCAAAACTGTTTTTTGACGCCGTAGAATATTTTCAATCAAAGCCGAACTGTATTCATCGTGAATAAATAATTTTGGTACGTGTGCTGCATAAAAACCGTTCCCAGCTTCTGTTCCAGAAATAACAGTACCAATCGGTATATCTTGATGAAAATACAATAGATCTCTCACTAAAAATGTTTTACCAGTATCACGTCTACCTATCAATACAATGACAGGACCCTTATTTTCATTTGCTTTAAACGTAATATTTTTCATATCGAATTTCTTCAATTGTAATGTCATTATATTTTTGTTTTAGAAAAAATAAATAAAAGTTTAGCGAACTCGTTAAGAAAGTCAAAATTCTTTATGTTAGCAAGTCATAATGGTATTTACTTTAGGATATGTCAAATCACAGTGTAAATATTTTTCAGATATGAATATTTCTGAAGAAGATTATGAACCAATGGATGTTTCTGGTATTCAACACTACAATCCAATGTATTCTCGATTTTTTGAAATGAATGATAATACATATAACAACATATCACTCAATCAGAAGTACAGCGTATGTAGTGAAACACAAGTAATCACAAATGACGGTAAAAAGTTGGAGTCTCCTGTATTTATTAAGTACGCGCCACTCTTAGATCCAGTGCATTATTTGATCGGTAAATATACAAAATATGAAGGTAAACTTTGTAATTTACCAACTTTGAACAATAAGGATTCGTGTGTTGAGAAAATTTACGATGTAAACAATTCATCGTATGTGGATAATTTTTTTAATTATTTATCTAGTCAATTATTACATCAAAATAATTTTTGTCATGGTATTGATTATTACGGTTCCAATTTAGCTGTTCAAAAAAAGTTCAGGTTTGATGTTTCAGAAGATTTAGATTACTTAGAAGAATCTGGGTTTTTCAATAAAAACAATGGTGTCTTGTACGAAATTGATGATTATAATAAATTTGTTCAAACAAAAAATACACAATCCAAAAGACCTAGAATACAAATTATCGATGAATGTATTCCATTGGAAAATGTCATTGAAGAGAATGAAATTATCGAAGATAATGAAGATGGAGATCGAGAAATAGAACCAGAAATTGTATTTGAATGTACTAAAGAAGATGATGACGATGATTCGGATGAAGATAGTATTGTTTGTAATTCAGATGATGAAGATTCAGACGATGAAGATTCAGACGATGAAGATTCAGACGATGAAGATGACGATGAAGAGGATGAAGAGGATGAAGAGGATGAGGGTGAAGAGGATGAGGGTGAAGAGGAAGACGTAGATGAATTGTATGCATATGTTTATAATTTTCCTGTACAGATGATTGCATTGGAAAAATGCGATGGTACATTTGATCAGTTACTTGAAGACGAAGAATTAGAATGTCATGAAATTATAAGTGCATTGTTGCAAGTTATTTTTACATTAATTGTATACCAAAAAGCATTTTCATTTACGCATAATGATTTACATACAAATAATATTTTGTATAAAAAAACAAACGAAAAGTTTTTGTATTACAAGTACCAAAACAATGTATACAAATTACCTACATATGGCAGAATATATAAAATTATCGATTTCGGTAGAGCAATCTACAAATATCGTGATCAATTAATGTGCAGTGATAGTTTTGCACCAAGTGGAGATGCAAATGGTCAATATAATACTGAACCATATCTTAATGATAGTAAAGCAAGACTTGAACCAAACTTTAGTTTTGATCTTTGTCGTTTAGCTTGTTCTATGTACGATTTTGTATTTGAAGACGACATTCCGAAAAACAAAGATGACGCACAAACGTTAATTTGGGAATGGTGTCAAGACGATTATGGAAAAAACATTTTGTACAAACGTAATGGGGAGGAACGTTATCCAAATTTCAAATTGTACAAAATGATTTCGCGTATTGTTCACAAACATACACCAGAAAATCAATTGGAAAGATCTATTTTCAAAAAGTTTATAATGAAGTCAAAACCTCCAAAACAAATTATGAATATTGATTCTATTGAAAAACATTACTAATCAAGGAATACAACACGTCAAACATACAACAAACGAATGATGTTCAATGCTATATAATGCATAAACGTGTGCACATAAAAAATATCATACTAATATATAATGTTTAAAAATGTCCTAAAAATGTTCCAAACACAGCGATTATTAAGGATTTTTACCATAATGATAGTAATCGGTTTAGTCATTTTTTTATTCAATCGATACCAAAATACATCATATAATGAGGAAGGGTTCCAACTCACCCCTGTAAAAGTGAATTATTATTACATGGATGGGTGTGGTCATTGCAAAGATTTCAGTCCTATATGGGACGAATTCACACAATCATACAAAGGAACGGTTCAGTTTCAAAAGATCAATATGGAAGACGCCAAAGAAGACTTGAAAAAGTATGGTATTGAAGGGTTTCCTACAGTGGTTATAATAGACCAAAGCGATAAATCCGAGCATTATAATGGCGAACGAACAGTTGCAGGATTACAATCACATTTCGGTTGAACACTCTATTAATTTGTAATTTATATAACGTAAATAACAAATCTATAATTTTTAGCTAAAAGGTTTTTTCTGTTTTACAGGATCACCGTCTTGGTCAGCAACTTCACGGCTGTCAAAATCAACCGTTTCTTTCACACCAATTAGATTTCCTTGTTCATCCATGGTTTGGGTTAGTTTATTACCACTTGCTTTCGCTTTATCAATATTATCTTGTATCGCCTTTCTTTTCGCATCGTGCAATCTTTTATCAAATTCTTCTTTGGCACGTTTTTCATTTCGTAGCTTCTCATGGTGCAATTGATTCAATTCTTCTTCTAAAAATTCAACACGTCCAGTTTTGTATGCATCTGGATCTAAAGGAGTCCACACAAAATTACGTCCTACAAAAATGTCATGATTTGGATCACGGTCACGTAGCTCTTTTGCGTAATTTTCAGCCTCTTCTGGTGTTGAAAAATTACCACGATTAATGAACCCACGTACAGATGTTTGGTAATTGTTTTCACGATTGTATTCTTGAGATAGCCTGTCTTCATGTTTATCCATAAATTGTTTGAAATCACCCTCTACATCCTCGCGTTTCAATGTGTTCTCTTCTTCTTTACAAAATTCAACTAAGTCGTTCATAATGGATTCCGGATTAATATTGTATTTGAAAGATAAATATTGCGTAAAATCAGAAAATATAGACAATGCTTTACTGTATTTCCATTGTTTGACGAATTTTTCAAACATAAACATATCCCTTTTTTTGATAATTTTTTCAGGAGAAACAAAAGAATAACAACCATATTTTTGGTTGGAAATGACAGGATCTTCATTTAGCAAATCAACGTATCTAATATTTAATTTTCCTGAAGGTGTAATTTTTTTCTCAAAGGTTTGCGTACTCATCTTTAGGAAATATAATTATGATGGTAATTTTGATTTAAGTTGTTTCATTGAATATTTTTTTATTTATGTATGATATATCATCATGAACGACATGTCAAACTTTAGTGAATTCTTGAAACGTGCAATCAAATACATCGTGGAAGGTATAATGGTTGCGATTGCAGCATTTGCCATCCCTAAACAGAAATTGAATATTGAAGAGATTGTTATTATCGCACTTTCCGCAGCGGCCACGTTTGCGGTATTGGATGTATTTGTACCAACGATGGCAGCAAGTGCACGTGGAGGTGCAGGATTCGGTATTGGAGCCAATCTTGTAAAATTCCCTCGAGGATTTTAAGTCAATTGAAATCACCCCCCCCATACCTTTTTACACATACTGATTATTATTATTTTGCATAATAATCATTTAACACTTTTTTATACGGTTGGAAAATATTCCCAATCTAAATAATCACACACTTTTTTCCATATCATGTCCTGTTCTAGCTGTTTAATGCGGTCTTTCATCATTGGAATATAAGGTAAATATTGGTGTTGGTCCAGTAAAACACACAATTGACATAAAATATATGTATAGTTGAAAAAATTAGTTCTTGTAATTGGACAAAAAATCGCCCATGGTTGCTGTATTTCAATGAACAATACGCACAGCGTTTCAATGAGTTCTTCGTTCATAATAGGTGGTTTGATTCCTAAAATAGAGTTAATATATTGAATATGTTCGAAATATTTATTATATCCAAGAATACTCAATATATTACGCATTTCTACATAATTTAATTCTTTAATATTCATTCTTTCTTTTTTGATGCGTTGTTTTACAGCATCTAAAACTTCATCTGGTATTTTGGTGGTTTCTTTTGCTTGGAATTGTGACAATATTTCCTTGAAATGATTCAAACGAATATATGCAGTATAGGAAACTTCATTTGGCATTTCTTTATTAAGTGGTTTTTGGTTGTCCACTATATGAACCACAAATTTACCACACAGTACATTATTACATATAAGAATACCTTCTTCTTCTAATGGAATTAATTCACCTTGGTTGCAAAATAGGCATGTTTCAGCATCCATTACATATTCTTGTAACTGTAAATCTCCTTGACCAACATTTTTCCAATATTGTTGGTAGACCTTTTTACTGTTCTTGTATTTATCACTACTTAAATTGGAACTGTCATCCGTTTTTGCTCGTATTTTGAAAAAATGGCTGATCGTATTTGTATCTTTACGATTTTCTCCGCTGGAAATTTTTTGTTTATCTTCATAATAATTAAATATGTATTTTGAATTTTTCAGCAAATACTCATTTTTTGAAGTTTGTAGTGATTTCAATTCCTTTCGTTTGCTTTTGATTTCATATACTAGTTCGTAATACGTTTCTGCATTTTTTTCTGTTTGGTTTTTAGCATTTGCAATTAGTGTATCGATTTCCTTTATTAGGGTCGGTATTGTTTCATTTTCTATAACATAGTACAGTTGCATCATATCATTGTGCTTTTCATCTAAAGTTAAATTTTGTTCTTTTTTTTTTGTATTTGATACAACATCCATTATAGTAGAAAAAATAAATCTTTTAAATCATTTGTGTACGAAAACGTTTGGATATATTTTTTGTGTTTTCAATTTATGTTTAATATTATTGTTTACAGTTTATGATACAAAAAATATTTTTTACAAAAAAAAAATATTTTTTCATGATTGATATGTAGACATTGTGTAAAAATCTGGAAAATAAAAATGTTTAGGCATATTATATTCAGAATGGCTGGAGCTCTCATGCAAATCGTCGCCTATGGCGCCCAAGATCTTTTCCTTACTGGAACCCCTGAAATCACTTACTGGAAAGTGTCTTACCGAAGACACACCAACTTCGCAATGGAGAGTATTGAGCAAACTTTCCAAGGACAGGCTGACTTCGGTCGGCGTGTCAGTGCCGTTCTTTCAAGAAACGGTGACCTTGCTTACCGTACCTATCTTCAGGTCACACTTCCTGAAATTGGACAGGAACTTAAAGGTACAAATGGAGCGGTCTATGCACGCTGGTTGGACTACATTGGTGAGCAGATGATCGCCCAAGTTGAGGTTGAGATTGGAGGACAGCGCATTGATCGCCAATATGGTGACTGGATGCACGTTTGGAACCAGCTTACCATGAGTTCTGAGCAACAGAAGGGATACTGGAAGATGATTGGACATACCACTCAGCTTACCTACATCACTGATCCTTCATTCGCAAGTGTTGCTGGACCTTGTGCTGCTTCCGGAGGACCTGCTCAGGTTTGTGCTCCAAGAAACGCTCTTCCTGAGACAACACTTTACGTTCCTCTTCAATTCTGGTTCACAAAGAACCCTGGGCTTGCCCTTCCTCTTATTGCTCTTCAGTACCACGAGGTTAAGATCAATCTTGACATCCGTCCTATTGGAGAGTGCTTGTGGGCTGTTAAACAGCTTGATGCTGGTGCATCCACAGGAACTGTTTCTGTTACCAATGCTTACCAGCAATCTCTTGTTGCTGCTTCTCTATACATCGACTATATCTTCCTTGATACCGATGAGAGACGCAAGATGGCCCAGAACCCTCATGAGTATTTGATTGAGCAACTTCAGTTCACTGGAGATGAATCTGTTGGATCTTCTTCCAACAAGATCAAGCTCAACTTCAACCACCCATGTAAGGAGCTCATCTGGGTTGTCCAGCCTGATGCCAACGTTGACTACTGCTCATCTCTTGAGGGAGGAAGTGTTCTTTACAAGACACTTGGTGCTCAGCCATTCAACTACACAGATGCCATTGATGCTCTTCCTAACGCTGTTCATGCGTTCGGAGGTAACGACTCTACATCTGGTGTTAATGCTTTCATTGACAGTTCTGGTCTATTCGCGGATCCTGGAGCTGCTGATGCCACTATTCGTGATGGAGGTTCATGGGCTGGTCTTACTTCTGAGGAAGTGTCTGGTGTTTCTGATGCAGGAACATTCGTCCTTGCCGAGACAGCTCTTGACATGCACTGCTGGGGAGAGAACCCTGTTGTTACTGCCAAGTTGCAGCTTAACGGACAAGACCGATTCTCTGAGCGTGAGGGATCATTCTTCGATATCGTGCAGCCTTTCCAGCACCACACACGTGCCCCTGATACCGGAATCAATCTTTACTCCTTCGCTCTTCGCCCTGAGGAGCACCAACCCTCTGGATCATGCAACTTCTCCAGAATCGACAACGCTGTTCTTCAGCTCGTCCTTTCTTCCGGAACAGTTGCCGGAACATCCACCGCCAAGGTCAGAGTGTATGCTCTTTCCTATAATGTGCTCAGGGTAATGAGCGGCATGGCCGGAATTGCGTACAGCAATTAATTACCTTTTCCGTCTTATTTTTGCAATAAAAAATATTATGTTTTTATAATATTTTTAAACAATTTAAACAGTTTTCATGAAACATTATATATAATGTACGCTTACATTATTGCCTCTGTTTCTCTTTTACATTTTACCACCTCATTTCGTGTGAATACAGGTGTTGTATGTCCTACAAATATACTACGTATGACAAACATAGAACAGGAAGATACCAAGACCCCAGTAAAAGCAAAGTGGTTACCTGTAGTGGATGTTAACGCACCAAAACAATTCGATTGTACCCTTGCCGCAGATGTAGTATTTGATCCACTAGGTTTTTTTTCGTCCAAGAAAACATTGTATTGGATGCGTGATGCAGAACTTAAACATGCGCGTCTTGATATGTTTGCTGAGGTGGTTTGGCCTTTATCCAAATTATGGCATAATGATATTACTGCTATTTTAAATATGGATTCTATATTGGCTTCTGGTGGTAAACCTCCTTCTATACTGAATGGAGGTATTTCCTCTGTTTACGCGACTGGTATTTTAATGTTTAGTATAGTGGTTGATGGACTTCTTGAATCTAAATCTGGTTCCATCTTTTGGAACGCGGAAAAACCAAAAGATTATGTTCCAGGAGATTTTGGTTTCGATCAATTGAACTTATACGACATCGAAGGATATCGGAAAGCAATTGAAACTGCAGAAATAAACATGGGCAATTGGCAATGCTTGCCATTACTGCATATGTTGCTCAATAATTTGTCACATGACTTCCAGTAGTACCCCCCCCCTCCCCTTATTTGTTTTAAATGATGCTTCCGCGCTTTCCAAATAAAAAACTGATAATTGGTCATTGGATAAATCCATAATAAATTTTTACAC